GTTTCCCAGTCACGATCCCCTGCACAGAGCAAGGATCATTGCGCAAGAGTATTCATATTGCCCAGCGCCCTTTCCTCCCCCGCCCTTTCCGCCTTTCCCGCCCTTCTTGCGGCGGCGAAAATTGTTATACCAAATCAAGTTTGGCTCAAGCCTTCTTGTTCCCCAAAAAATTGCAATGGGAAGATCAAGCTGGGATGTGCCAACTTGAAGTGCAGAGTATTTGACTGGCTTCGCGGTCTTTGGACCTAATCCAAGAAGAACAGCCATCTAGCTTCCCCAAACATTGAAATACTTAACTGGACGTGGCAACTCTTGATTGGCAGTTGACTTGTAGCCAAGAACAGGCTCATCCAACCGGCTTAACAAACAACAGTTTGCTGCAGCATATGCGTGAACAACCTCAAGGTTGTTTACAAGAATGGCGCCGTGAGAGTAACAACGGCCAAATTGAAAAACGACAATGTCTGCGAGCCTGGGCTTATCAATCTCAACACCGCCAAGCTTCTTTATCCAGTCAAGGAATAGTTCTTGATCCTTGTGAACATGCCAGCGTGGAGGATATGGCCGGGGATCAAAATCAGGAAGCCTTCCAGCATCAACATAGCAACGCTTCAAGAGCATTGCACAATCGATAGCTCCATCCTTTCCCTTGATGTCTCCGCAATCAACAAATGGGGTGCCAATCCAAGAGAAGGCTTCCTGGATAATGGCGAGCCTTCCTTGAGCCTCTTTCGAAGATGAAAACTCATGAACCTCCTGCTTGCGCCCGCGCGTAACAGTAAGCAAGTTGTCATGTAGAGTTATTCTTTGATACTGTTCCATCATAGCTAGTATGCCGCATCTGGTGGAGGGACAAACTCATATGCTCTGAAGTTTTCTTCATTCAGAAGGGAGGAGCATCGTGAAAATGATTTGTCACACCCCTCGAACGCTGTATATGAATCCCCTGCGAGTGGAGTGTAATACATCGGATAGGAAAGGGTTAGGCCGCTTGTGCTTGAAGCAGCAATGTTGCGCTTTTGTCCGCTGTTCAACCCTGTTGTAAAGGTGACTGTTCCGAACTTGTAAAGTGCCCAGTTACCAGGGGCAGCACCATTCCAAGGGATAAAGAAACGTGTGGGAGAAGGGCCGACTATCTGGGATGTGGTGAATGTAGCCCTGTTAAGGGTGCAGTTCACATCGCAAAAGCTTCTGAGGCAAAGGGTTTGATAGACGTTTCGGGGAACATTTTGAGTTAGCAGGTTGTTCTTGCCCTTGACTGTGATTACTGCCTTACCTCCATCGAGGTTTACCGCTCCAACAGTTCCACCGAACAAGTCAACAGAGCCCAACGTTGTAATGTCTCCCGGCGTAGTCATGTAAGCCCGGCGCAGGTTGAATGCTGCTCCATCAAGAAGCCCATTGTGTATCTGAAGCTTGATGTTAGCTCCTCCATCGAAATCCGTATTGAGCGCCATCAGCGTAACATCCATGGTTGGAATGGCCATTGTATTTTCAACACTCCATGAGGAGCGCTTCAACCAAGGATTACGTGATGAAAATGTATTCAGTCCTTCAACAAGATCAGTTGGCCAGCCTGTCCAGCGATATGTTGTTGATCCATCAACAAGGGTAAACTCGAACAAGTCAGCTGACCAAAGTTCCACCCCTCCTTGTAGAGCTAAGGCAAGACCAGCAGAGCAAGGCCGGAGAAAAGCAGGCATATCAGGCTCCTGGCCGGCATGATTGAATACGGATACTACTCAATTGCCAAAGCTGATTCATAAACTTTTCGAATGAACTGATGTTGTCTGCAAAGCGGCAATAGTAAAAATAGCTGCAATCAATTGTGATGACTTGAGAAGCAGAGGGAGCAGCAAAAAACTTGATCATGATGTTCCCAGGAGTGGATTGATCTAGCTCCCAGATTGATGATGACTGTTCGACCCCATTAAGATAGACACGGACAGGCGATGTAGTGTCCACATAACCGATTGGCTCAATACCGACATTGTCTCCAGAGCCGAATGTCCGTTTGATAGGACCATACAATGTGCTGGTCCCATTTGTTGTTCCTACGTTCTCTGCTATCGTTTGATAGTCATCAACGTTCTTAAAGAGGAAGCGCCCGACAGTCCCTCCAAGCCTCAAGAAGAAACCCATCATGCGTTTGAATTCGTTTTGTCCCAGTCCATCACGCAAGAACTCATAGATGAGTTCAAATTCATGTGTTGGAGTATCCGCATAAGCAAGATCAATCTGAGCTCCACTTGCGGTGATCTGCGTTGGCATGTTGTAGAAGGTTGGCATCCACTTTACGTTGAATGCCAATCCAGGAAGGTTCTGTGGATAGATTGGAAGCATTGGAGCCTCTATGTTGACTTGTAGAACCTCAATTACAAACTGAGACACATAGGTGAAAGGTGACGCGGTGTTGAATGACTCGATGACCTCTTGCGAGACATAGGCAAAAGGAGACGCGGTGTTGAGTGACTCGATGACCTCTTGCGAGACATATGTATAGAGCAGATTGAAGTATGGCTGAGGCTTACGATCCCCAACACCCCTCCAAGGTCCAAATCTAGCAAAGCCAAACGGAATAGGCATATCATGCGATCAACTTGTAGCCTGCAGCTAGTCCATTCACATCAAGAATAGTCCAATTCAAAAGTGTATTCGGATTCAGCACCCACAGATCGACAAAATACGTATATTCCCCATCAGGAACATTGTGATTGATCGTTGCAGGATACTTGATGGCTGATATTTCGAGACGCTGACTGATTGTCCGGACAAGCGCATCATCCTTCCTATAAGCCCCAGTCAGTTGAATAGCGTGAACGTTAGTTACCCCTGCAGGAAGGGTCTCAAAGGCAAAAATATCCTCCGCACTAACCGTCAATGTCCGGTTATACGTTGTATCACTATCCATTGCTTGTTCATCGATCATCGCATAGTTCAAAATGCCTGTCTTAGGAAGCCATTGAACAGAGTTATCTCCCGTTGCCCAGAGTGTGCTGACCTTTGCATCCCCAATTGGAGAATTAGCTGGTGCCGCTCCCGGCCCATTGGTTGTGTCTCCAAAATAGTGATCATCGATAATGATCGCATCAAAATTATCTGTTGGATATAACTCCCACATATCCCACCAAGCAAAGGCGCTTTCTTGCGTATCAACTCCCGTTATGTCACAAACAAGATTGTTGTTGAAATAAACTTTAACGCCGCCCGCACCATTGCTGATTGTCGGCCAAATCTCAAAATAGTTCCACGTCCCTCCGTACCATACATTATTAGGACTAGTTCCAATTGGAGTTAGAGGGATCGATGCACCAGGAACAAAAAATCCATGATACAGCTGAATAGAATAACTGAGTGGATTAAATGCTACAGTGCATTGAACTTCATTCATTGTAGTATCATAGAAAGCGAAATTCATCCCGATGTTTGTTCCCAGATAAACTGCCAATCCGAAAAAATTGTTTGAGTTCCTGTTCCCTCCATATGAACAATACAATCCGTGGTTATTTCCTGCAGAAGTGCTTTCAAAGGAAAATGCTTTCCCAAATCCATTCCGTCCAGTTACAAAAAGTGCGTTAATAATTCCACCCAATGGACGCTGATATTGGATAGAAGAGGAGCGCTGCTCCATATCATCAATAGAATTGTAATGATCGAAGCCATCAAATCCTAACAGAGCCATCTCAGCACCTTATGTAAACTTGAGCATGCCATTACGCTTTTGTTTCATCAACCAGCCCATCATCGCACGCCCTTCATCAGCCAGCTGTTGTTCAAGAGACTTAGCATTCTGAGAGTTGATTGTTGGGCTATAGGTAAGGTTGTTGTCCCCTCCCTTATTCATATCGCCACCGCGTGAAATGATGTTAGTCAAGCCTTTCGAAATGTTGGATGGAAGGACTTGTTCATCCTTGTGCGCAAAGACCAGCCTGTCCCGATCAACAACCATTCCTTTTTCAGCGAAAGCGAGCCCTTGATAAGACATCGCTCCTGCATAAGCTGCTGCGCCTGCTGCTGGGGCTGCTGCTGGGCCTGTTATCGGGATTGCGGCCGTTGAGGCGAAAGCGGCTGCGCCTGCTTGCGCTGCTGAAGCGGCAATCGATGATGATGCTGCCACACTTTCAGTCGCCTTAGTGATAAACAACTTTTCAATACTGGTGGTAAGCCAGTTTGTTAGAAGCTCAATTCCCATATCAATGAATGAGTCAACAACACTATCGATAATTGATCCCAGGGCTTCCTTCCAGGTCATTGTTCCGTGAATCATTCCCTTGATTGCGTTGCCAAATGATCCCGTCACAGAGGAAAGCATCCCTTTCCAAGACTGAGAGCTATTGGTCGCAGTTTCCTTGACATCTTTCTCGATGGCATTGTTGGCTGCCTTAACGTCCTTGACCTTTTGGTCCTGTTGTAACTTGTGATCCTTGACTGCCGCTGCACCAATGGCCTTTGACTTGGTTGCTCCTTGCGCCTCGATTTGTCCAATCTCTTGCTGATGCTTTAGCTCAAGCAGCTTAAGTTCATCGAGCGCCTTCTGTTTTGCAAGGGTATCGTTTCCAGCTAGCTGAACCTTGCGTTCTAGGGCTTGACGGGCGGATTGATACTCTGCGTCCGAAATCTCCTTGGCGCGTGCCTTGTGTTGCTGGGCATTGATCTTGCCAAGTGCTAGATCATTATCGTTTGACTGCTTTGCAATCTGTTCCTTGATCTGAGCTGTCTCACGATCAGTTTGAATTTCTTGCTGCTTGAATTTCTTGTATAGCTGAACTTGTTCATCCTGCTGCTTGCCTCCTGACTTACTTTCATTGTCTGCTGGAGTAAATTCCTTGCTCCCACCTTTCCCCGGAACAACAACATCCTTGTTACGCAAATCCGTTTCGCTGAAATCCCCATAGATGGACTTGATGTTGGATACAGTATCCTTAGCCCCCTGTTCCATGTTCTTGAAACGGGCATCTAGGTCTGATCCAATCTTTCCGAATGAATTGCTGATTGTTTGTCCAGCACCTTCAAAGTCTCCACTCAATGCTTGATTGAGAGCGCCACCCATATTGGCTGCAGCTTGAAGAGAGTTCAAGATTGCTTCAGCAGCACCAATCGCTACCTGTGCTGTTTGATAGAATGCACCAGCCAACATTTCTAGGAAGGCGATGATGTCTTGAATGACTGGGAGAATAGCTAGAAGGGCTTCCTTGAGAGGCCCTGCCATCATTTCCATCCAATGAGTAAGTGTCGGCAAAAGCATTTCACCAATGCGTGTGGAAAATGCTTCTGTTATATCCCCTAGTTCATTTTGTGCATTGGAGAAGGCTTGTGCCTGTTCTGCAGCACCACTTGTACGTATTCCAAACTCCTCAACAAGGCGAGCCGAGTTTTCAAGCTCAGCATTAGTCAGCCTCATGTAATCATAAACTTGAGATGCAGAGCGCCCAAAGACTTCAAGAGCAAAACTGTTTTGATCAACACCGCTCTTATAAGTCTGCATTGTGGAAATGGCTGATTGCATCAAGTCCCTGCCCTGAAGCAAGGCACCATTTGCATCACGTGTTTTCATTCCGTATGACTGCCAAGCCTGCTCACTTGTTTTGAGCCGCTGAGTCATACGCATTACCATGCCAGTATAGTCTTCAAGGCTCTTTCCCGTTTGATCGAGGGAAAGCCTCAATGCAGCAACATTCTTGTATGAATCACCGAGGATTGCCGCTGCCTTTTGATTCTCCAATGCAAAGTCACGTGCATGAGTGACTGTTTGTACGAAGGCTTGCCCAAGGTTCTTGAGCATGGCGATGGCTGCGTCTCCCGCTGCAACCAGCGCTCCGCCAATCACCCCACCAGCAAGACCAGTTAGAAAGTTTCCGAGATTTTGACCGCTTGATGTAACCCCCGAAAATGAACTGCGAATGCGGTCCATAGCGGATTGAACGGTGTTTCCTGCTCCGCTCATCGATGAGTTTAGCTGGTCAGTTTTACCAACTACCTCAACTTGAATTTTTTCATCAGCCATCGATATGGACCCTTAAGACACGTCCGCTTATCCGGTTAGCTCCTAACCCCACTTCCCTACACAGGGAAAAGGCCAGGGAATTTCACCCCCCGCAAGAAATCTAAGGGAGGGGTGTACCCTACCCTGTCCGGGAACTCCACACACTCCTACGCTGTCGCGCGATGAAAACGATTACGTAGCGTAAGAACATCTCAAAAGAGAAGGACCAGAGACAGGAAAAGCCCACCCAGCGCCGGGATAGAACGGGATGGGATGGGCTTCTCAGTTGATAGATATTTTTCCACTTGGGAACATTTGGAATAGCTCCTGAACCTGAGATTGCGTCAAACGCTGTTTCTTCGGATGAGCAACTTCAGGATCGCCAACATTCATTGGGGCAGCAACCTCTAAGCGAGGGGGATCAGATTTCTTTTCATAACCAAGCCACGCTGCCATAAGAACATCGCTGGGAGGAACTTCACGCCAGTAAGCTTCCAGCGCTTCCATCTGCGGCATAGTGAGATTGTTCTCGATATAATCCCAAGTCCATCCCGTTCTCAGGGCAAATCGAGCGATGATCTCATCCCAGTCTATGCCGCTATCGCTTCCCCCTTTTGTTTCTCGCCTTCCCTAGGCGCACGCAGGACGCCCGTTTGTTTCGCAAGGATCAGGATTGCATCGATCATTTCGAACGTCCCAATAGGCATGTTCTCCACTTCCTCCAGCGTAATATCCGGGTGTCCCCGCTTGAGACCGTGATAGATCGCGCGTGTAATACTGTCGATGTTTTTTTCAGTTAGAACCTCTGACAGCTTCTCAAGGTCAGCAACTGACTTTGGGTATTCAATCCCATCATCGTCTTTGACCATAATTGTCGTGTAGCTGGCGGTGATCTTTGGAACAATGTAAAGCAGTAAAGGCACAACAGTCCTATTCTGCTTTGGAGCGAGCATCGGAACAGGCCAATGCTTTCCATCAAGGATGAGGGTTGGAAGGCCCTCATCCAGAAGTGCTTTGTTCGGTTCAGTCATGGGTTTCCTCCCTGTTAGTGGTTAGGTTACTCGTTGGTTGAAATCGATCCCCAGTTGTTGGCCTGATCGGCGAATGCCGTGAAATCGAATTCACTGATTGTGTAATCGATATTCTTGAACGGCATCGTCATCTTCGATGACCGGCAGGCATTCAACTTGAGGTACAGGTAGTTGGTCTGGCCGGCATTGTTGGTGTAGACCTCCTGCAAGTTGAGCTCGAAAGAGGGGCCTGTTCCCATCAGCTTGTTGTCCATGCTGATCTGCTTGAGGTTGGTGACTGTGTAATTGTAGTAGATCAAGACCCCAACAGCTTGATCAGCAGCCGCAAAGGTATAGACCCCTTGTCCTGGAGTTATGTCATCAACACTGTACTGTCCAACAGCCGGGGCAGAAGCAACACGGATCAGTTGAACGCCAGATGAGGCATAGAACACGCCCAAATCATTCTGGAACGTAGCGTTCTGAGCCACAGTGATCGTGTAAGGGCCGGGAGTAGCGGGGATGGTTGCAGCCTCAGCAATCGACATCCGCTCACCAGCGCTCAGCGTAACACTGTCGCCAAGAAACAAGTCATTGATCGTGTAGGCGCTGATGCGGGCGAATTTGGCCTTGCCCGTAACCTTGAGTTGAGCAGGTGCCACATCCACAGGCATCTTGTACTGGCCCATGAGCTCCTTGAGGGTCTGATCAAAGCTGATGTCCACTTCCTGGAGAATGCCGAGGAAAGAGGGAGTTGGGTTCGACACGTCAGTACGGCGTCCAATCGCTGTGCCAACGCCAAAGTTGATCGAGGTCATTGTAGTCTCCTTGGTTTAAGGCAGAAGCACCGCGACCGGAATGGCCGCGATTGACTTGCCGTCTGAGGTCACATTTTCGTAATACTCGACTGATCCATCAATGCGACATGACTGGACCAATCCTCCCAAATTCTGAACCCCTGTCAAAGGAGAAGGGCTCAGTGCAGCTTCCACAGCATCAACAAAGTTGTTCAGTTGTTGAGCAGGGATAACGCTATCAACTTGCGGGTCACAAGTGTACAACCAGAATTCAAAATTCATAATCCGTTTTGCAGGAAGGCCAAGAACATCACGCTCCTGGCTTTCAGGAAGTTGAACCATGAACAATGCCGGCATTTGGCTAGGATCAACTTGATCATAGGAACGAAGGCGGCGTGAAGAGGTTCTCAGATCAACGACAGTCGCTGCTGCAGCATCAACAAGAAGGTATAATGCGGCCGCAATTGATTCGCGGCGATAGACAGGAGCAGGTCCAGTCATGACTTAATAGCCTCCATAACCGCACGCCTCATAGCGCCACGTATAGTTGGATCACGATCACGAAGCGAGGAGCGCAAGAAAGAGCGCTCAGGCATTCTCATCGTGTATGAACGAACATTCATGACTCCCGGCTCAACAGGACGCCCGTACACTTGAGTGAAACGGCGTGTGTGAGCCTTGATCGTAAACGTTCCCCCAAACTCGTGAACACGTCCATAACGGACTTTCGTGCCGACACGTCCAATAATGTCCCCTTGTCCTGTATTCACAAACTCACTTGCGCTGTTCCTTCCCCCAACATTAATCGAGGAGGCAAGGTTTCCAGTGACGCGCCTAAGAACTTGCCCGGATAGCTTGCGCTGAACGACATGCGCTTGTAAGGCAAACCACTGCTTCTTGATTTCATCCGCAAGCTTTGCGCGGATTTGTTGCGGCATTGAGCGAAGCTTCTTGATGACTTCAGCATCGCCAGTGACTGTCCCAATAATCATCAGTGAACCACATTCATGTACTGATTTAATAGGGACTTGTTCGCAGAATTGAAATTGACAAGAGAGAAATTGACCACTTGTCCATCACCCATGTTGACGCTCGATTGACCAATGCGATTACGGCGCTTGAATGCTTCTGCAACAGCCTCAATAACAACCTGTTCAAGGTCAAACGGAGTGTAACCAAATGTAATGACCGCAGATGATCCTGCATCCGCAACATTGAATGTGTACTGCGGATAACCTTTATTGTTGATGTCGACTTTGTATTGTCCTTGAGCGGGAGAGCCTGATGTGATTGCGGTGAATGGAACTCCACCAACACTTACTCCCATATCAGCATTCCAAGGAAGAGGGAACCCTTCTGTGCTTAGAATGGCTGCGATGTTTTGCGTTGTAACGGATTGGAAACCCGAAACATAATCGATGGAAATGTTTTGATGGCCACGCGAGAAAATCCATCCACGAAGGTAAACCCGCGTATCATCGAAAACGAAGCCACTCGACAGCGTATCTGGAGCAGCAATAATCGATGTTCCATTGATCGATACTGCAGTCACATTGATGATTGGCCGATTGGTCAGCCATAAAACATCTTGTCCTGTTCCATTGTACTTTTCAGAATGCACTGCAGGAACAATATTCCGGCTCAAGTAGTTTTGGACGAAGCCAGAACAAGCGGTGATCAAACGAGTCAGCATAGCATCTGCATCCGGCGGAAAAGGGGCAGTTGTCCCTGCATTCAGCCAGGCTTGAACATTTGCTAGTGTTGTGAGATCACCGATCATGTTCTAGCTCCTGAGGAGAAGATTACTTGCTCTTTTTGCCGGAAGGGGTTGCTGTTGCTGTTGCCGCTGCCGCTTCGTCTGCGGCTGCCTTCTCTGCGGCTTCAACGCGGGCTTTTGCCTCCGCTTCCAGCCGCGCATCTTCATCTGCCTTGGCTTGATCTGAAGCTGCCTGTTCTGCAGCGGCTTTCTCTGCGGCTGCCTTGGCTTCGATTTCATCTTTCTCGATCAGCTCAATGGGCTTTTGCAAACCCATTTCAGAAGCTGGCGTGCAGCCAAGTGCACGGAAAGCTTCGACGTGAACATCATGAACATCCACGATTGCGCCGAAACGATCATCCGCCGAAAACTTGTATTCGATCCCTTCATGAATGGCAGAGCGCCAATCAGCAGAAGGGGCAACCATGCGAGTTGTCATTGTAGTCTCCTTGATGATTGAATTGATTTAGATAGGAGGGGGAAGCCGGTCTGACCTCCCCCTCCCGCACCGCATTTGCCTTGTGGGAGGAAACCCTTAGCCAGCGGTGATGTTGTAGAGCAGCGCCATGGATGGCGGGAAATAGTTCTGGAGAACTTCATCCATGTACACGCCATACTCATACTTGCGCGAACGCAGCGGCCACTCGATCTGGTAATAATCCTGCCGCGTCCTGATCTGGCAGACGTTGCCGACATTGGAAATCGGATAGGGCAGCTTCTTGCTCGTCATCAAGATCATGCCGGCAGGCATGTTGGGATGAATCTTGATGTCAATGGTCGTTCCCCCTGCCATCGAGTAGCGGTTCAGGTAGGTGCGGACCATCACACCAGCATTCAGCGCATCCTGGACGCTGTTGAAGACAAAGCGCTGGGCGCCAGAAGCACCGCCCGCCAAAATCTTCGTGCTGATGTCGAGAGCCTGCTGGCTGTTCACCCACATCGTGTCCGGGCCCAAGCGGTAGTTGTCCCACATGGACTTGAGTGCCGTTTCGATCTGGACAATGCCGCCCGCATTGTCGGCGGTCAGTGTAGAAGCAACATTGGCAATGTAGGAACCAGAGTTGGCTGTCAATGCCTGATAGATAAGGCCATCGAAAACCAGCGTGTTGCGGGAATTGTCCGCAGCGCCCAACGAGGAAGCCAGCTGACCAGCACCATTCAGCGCAGTCAACGAAGCGGAAGGTGACGAAGTGATCGCAACCAAGCGCTCCGTGCCGGCAGTTGTCCCAAGGAACCAAGCATAACCAGCGGCGCCAGGAATGGCAGCCGCAAGCGAGGCGTTGATCCTGTGAGTGTTGACGGCATCGTTGGCTGTCGTGATCGTCTGTGTGGCTGATACCTGTGCTGTGCCGCCGCCGAAAACGTCAACAGAACCATCAGCATTGGTACGGCTGATCGAGCCTTGAACGCCACCAGCAACAGAACCCCACGTCACAGCATCAACCGAAAGAGCGGCGCAGATAACGCGATATGTGGTGTTGAACAGGAGTGAACCGCCCGTCGCAACATCAGCAAGCGTTGGAGTTGTCGTGGCCGCACCACCATTGATCTGGAAGGATGAATTGCCGCCAAGGATAACAATTTCCTCCGCAATCATCGAGGCTTCCAGCAGTGTCTTCGTTGCGATGGCACGGATGTCATCGAAACCCATGCCAGCATATTGCGCTTCGAAGTCAACGTTGTCTTCCAGTCCCAGTCCCTTGTAGTTGGCGGTATAGTCCTGAGTACTGACAGTGATCACGCCAGAACGGTTGCCGCCCGAAACGCCGGGACGCATGCCAGTGGTATTCACGCCAGTAACCGCACGCCACGATGCCTGAATGCCGCCTTTGCCAGAGACGCGCGGAATTTCGTTGCGCAGTGGCGTGAGAACGGGATACAGGAACTTGGCGCCTGCTTCGAGGTCATAGTAGGTGAGGCCGCTCGTGGGGGAGCCGGATTGCGAGAACGTTGCCTTTCCAAGACCCATGGCATCAAGGCGTGGATCACCCATCGGGCTTTTCTGGGCCTTGATGATTGCATCAAGGGTCTGCTTGAGGATTTCGGGATTCATGATTGAACTCCAAATGTTGAGGTTTATTGCTGTTGCCTAAGCAGCGATTGTCTTGGCTCCCGGTTCGGCTTCCCGGTTGCCTTACTCTTTCGGCGATTGTTACCTGTTCAGCATCTGGCGCGGGTTTTGCTGCGCGAGCTTAATGAGGGTTGTCGCCAAAACTTCAGGATTGTCCTTTGCCAGCTGTTCAAGCTGAGCAATGGATCCATCTTGATCCTTGGTCACTGCCCGAACTGTGTCCATTGGACGTGGCTTGGGCATATCTTCAATTGTCTGAATGCGCTTCTGAAGGGCACTGATCAATGGAATGGCATCATTGATTGCCTTTTCAAGGCGAGCAGTCTTGTCCTGCTCAACCTTGAGGGCTTTGCGGAGGGGGCTTGAAGCTGCTTTGTCAGCATCATCCTTATCCCCCTCACCGACACCTTCATCAAGGTCAACATCTTGATCATCTGTGAAGCACATAGCTCCCAGATCGCAAGCCTTGTCGTGAATCTCTTGAAGCTTGGCTTGATCAGCGCGCGAGTTGCGTGCGCCTGCCTTCTTGAGAGGCTCAGCTGTTTCTCCGACAAGCTTAATCAACGAGGAAAGGCCACGTGGTGCTGCTGACGTTTCGAGGATTTCAATTGTCTCAGGTTTCATGCTGGCAATCAACTCGCCAGTTTCCTCGACACACAGCATCATCAATGTCTCGCACAGATCAGCAATTTGCCCCTTGAGCTTCGCGGGAACTGCTGAGTTATCCCCCTCGCACTCCGCTTCCCAGACAGTGTTGTTCTGAAGCCAGCGCAATTCATCGATGCAACGTGCCATGCACGCGACAAGATCAAGCCCCTTCTTGAGATCACCGTCGAATGATTTGTTGAGAAGGCCCAAGGCAAATTTCTTCTTGGATTTGTCCTTGTCCTTGGACTTGTCCTTGGACTTGTCCTTGGTGCCTGCCGAAGCTTCCATGTCCTTTTTGGACTTGTCTTCGTCAGCATCTTCATGTTCCTTCTTGGCCTTGTCTTTCTTCTTGTCCTTGGGCTTGGGCTTTGTTTTATCAGCCTCTTCAGTTTCTTCTTCATCGCCCTTTGGATCATCGTCATCCGAATCATCGTCATCCTTCTTGGCCTTGCCGATTTCATCTACAGACTTGTTGAGGGCTTCCAGTGAGGCAGACAGCTTCAAAGCGGGATCATCCGCCTTCGCAAGCGCTTCATTGTGAGCGAGGGCATCTGCCTTCTTGCTGAATGTCGATCCATCCTTCGCTTTCCACACCTGCTCCAGTTCAGGCGAAGGGGCATTCGGCTTCAAAACATCCTTAGTAAGGGCATTGCTTGCCCCTGAATCAACGCCAGAAGGGAGAGAACCCTTGTTCACATCATCAGCAGAATGAACACCAACACCCACACCACTGCCATCAGG